TCTCCCATTCTCATCACGTTCTTCATAACCCACATACGAGTAAAGTATTTACCAACGAATGGATCTACGGCTGCCATCGATTCGAGTCTGGAGTTAAGAACTTCGGCTTCTTTCCATTGAACGAAGTTGTTATCTTCATTGAAAACCCAAAACATGCATTTTTTGATGTCTTCCCAATCGGAATCGACGATGATGTTCTTCAAAATGAGTTGAGTTCTTAAAAGATCCTCAAGAACCAAGACAAAGCGGTTTCGTAATCTATCTAGAAACTTCTTAAATCTGTACTCATCTCTAGAGATCTCCGTGGAACGACCAAATACGAAGGTTGAGGTTTCATCCTTAAATCGACCTGCCGGTATATTCGAACTCTCAAGGAACTTCTTACGGAATAGATCCACATCATCAATGGTGCCGAGGTTAGTGGCTCCAGGTAAAGTTTGAATTTCCGTTCCCTTTCCGTCATCGCGTCTAGGTAACCAGTAATCTTCAACCATGGACATGATGTTCTTTCTGTCGACAATAGTTCCGGTTTTGGCATCGTACACCAGCTTGTTCTTAAACTTCGCCATCAATTCCTTGATGTATTGCTCGGCTTTAGGCTTGCTTAGGTTCCCGACACTGATATAGAATGCTCTTCTTTCAGGACTACGCACCACACGATAAACCAACAAAGCTTCTTCCATCATGCGCATATTGTTGTAAGGCACGATCGTCTTCCACAGATAACTTAATGCAGCACCTGTATTGAGATCATAAACCCCCGAATCGGAATAGGCAATAGCGTCCTTGTTGATGATCATAAAACGTGAAAGTTTAGTGGTAGAAAACACGTTTGCAATATCAGAGAAAACATAATAGGTTTTAATCTTGTTGAGATCGTAGACACCGTTCTGATCAGGCTGAGGATATTCAATCACCTTTCTGATTTTGAGAGGATCGATGTAGACTACCTTTTGAATTCCATCTTTCAGTCTGTCCTTGTTGATAATCTTATGCAAAAAGAGGCGACCGTCGATGTACCATCTATCGAATAGCTCTAATCCTTTCTTTTGAAACTCCAAAAGATGATAGATGTGATCATACTCAACCTTGATTTTTTCCATCACTGATTTGCTGATCGGTGGCTTATCGTCGTCGGAATTGAATTCGATATCAACCGCCTTCTTACCAAACTCATCGAAGACAAGCACTTCATTTCTAATCTCGGTTAAAATCCTATCGACATCGCTCGTTAGAGCCAATGTTCGATAGGTTTTAATAAGTTCCACCTCATTCGTTGGAATCTGGAACATATCGAAGGATAGCCCAACGACACCTCCTGCAGCAGATGCCATAACTTCAGTGGCACCGTCCTCATGGTTGATGTCGATAGATTCCAAGGAACCTTTCGGTTTTGGAGCTTTTAACTCCAAACCGAAGGTTCTGTATATCTCTTCAAAAAGTGTATTCATTATTAGTCTGCGTCAGTTGCTTCGGATGTCCAATAATTGACTGTGAAGGTAACTGCAAATTCTTCCACGGTATTGTTGTTATCATAGGCTAAAGCGATATCGCCCACGGAAGTCGGGAAGATGCCCTTTACCTTATAGGTATTGGTAACCTGCTCGCCTCTATCGAGCTGCTCGACAAGAGCCTGACCCATCCACCACGCCTCTTCTTCATCAGGTGTGGTGTTGTGGAAGTTCATCAAGATGTTGGATGACCAAGTCTCGAAGTATTTTCTGATACTCATATCCTTGGTGTTGTAGACGGTTACGGTCCAGTCATCGAATGTTCTATCACCAGGTACTTTCACATCACGGCCCATGTATGCGACCACGCAAGGTGCGACGGTGCTGGCAGGGATCGAAGATGCACGGCAAAGGAACTGGAATTGCTCGGGCGATTTGCCTGCTGCTCCAGGAGCACCGTCTAAAGTCACGCGGTATCTGTTAGGACGTGCGCCACCATCGAAGTTAGCTAGAAATTTGGTTACGTCTGAAAATGCCATTGTTTTTCTCCTTATTGATTATCTGATTTGCATGATTAGCGATGTCTTACACCGCGCCAACTACTTCGGAGAACTCAACGCCAGTACGGACGGCAACAAAGTTCAGCGTAATGAAGTTGATCGAACGAGCAGGCTTAATGAAGATGCTTGCTACGAATTCGGCCCTATCGATTACTTCTGGTGTGTTATTGCTGGAGTCGCAGATGACTTTAAAGTCGTAGATACCACGTCTTGCTTTCACCATACGGAGGTATGGCTCGACGGAACCCACGAATTGCTTGCGGGTGAAGTCGTCATTGAACTCGAACAGCTGGTACTTGGCGGCTCTAGAAATGCTCTTCTCTAGAGTAATGAACAATCTACGAACGTTGATGTAGCTGAATGCGCTATTCTTGGTTAATAGAGTGCGGTCACCATACAAGAAAGTTCCTTCTCCGGTGAAGCTTACGACGCTATTGATATTGGCTTTATAGAGCTCGTCGCGGCTGGCTTTGTTAGGATTGAACGCCAGGCTGACCAAGTTCTTGATCTTACCACGGTTCAAACCAGCTGGAGACCACCATGCATCGTAATCGGTTTCGGTTTGTGCGCAAAGACCGGCGATGTCGGCATTCAACGGAATCCAACGATACTTGTCTGCGAAGACGTCGTATTGTAGTTTCCAACCACTGTCGGCAACGGCAAAGCTGGTATTTCTGTTAATACCGTTAACCGTATTGGTTACGAAGTTTCTAACGTTGCGAGTAGCTGTGACTTGATCTTGATTCAGAACATCGACCAGGTTAGGGCTGAAGAATACCATACAATCACGACGGTATTCGCAGATGTTATCGATAACGTGGCGAATCACATTCTTGGATGTCGAGCTACCACCGGCATTACCGACGAACAGCAGGCTGACGTCGACTTCTTCTGCGTTCTTGAATTGGTTCCAACCGTTGATCAGCTCGTTGGCTCCGGCTTTTTCGCCATCTTCGCCGCCGGCTAAGGTCACATCATAAACCTCTTTCAGGCTGTAGAATGTGCGAGGAATACCAGTAGAAGATGCGTTGGTCATGCCCCAGTTGGTTCCAGCAGAATCACCTGCGGTTGTGGTCGCAGTAGCGGTCGCACCACTTCCACCTGGAGTCACGGTCACTTTAGGATTGCCGTAGTTCGTGCCACCGCTATTGATTTGGTAGCCGATGATCTTACCTTCGTCGAGAGTATTCACTTCTCCGATGATTGCTGACGCGGATGCGCCGGCGCCCTTAGGAGTGATTTGGACGGAAGGTGCGGACTCATAGCCAGAGCCTGCGGTAACGATAACGACACCAGTGACCTTACCGGCATTAGCGCCAGTACCAATCGTGGCAGTTGCAGTTGCAGGAGTCGTTGGAGTGCCACCAGTGAATGTAACATTGGCATTACCATAGTCGGCGCCTTGCGTATTCATGGTTACGTTCAGGATACCTTTACCCACCACGATGTCGAAGGTTGCGCCAACACCACCTGTTGGAGATACGGTAGAAGCCACGCCAGTAGCGGAAGCTGCATAACCTGCACCATGAGTGACAGTACCGGTTAAGATTTCACCACCAGTATCGACAGTCAATACGGTATAAGTCGCTGCACCACCGGTAATGGTGAGTACGTCGCCGACGTCATAACCGGAACCTGGGTTAGCTAGGGTGACGGTCTTGGTCGTACCGGTTGCAGTAAGATTAGCGGTTGCAGTAGCACCATTACCTTGATCGGTAATAGTCACGTTAGCCGAGTAGTAATCTCTACCTGTATCGGTCGCTAGGATAGCTGTGATTACACCACTGCCGTTGATCACGGCTTCGGCTTCTGCGCCCTCACCAGAATCGGTGATGGTCACATAAACTGGGTCCGCATAACCGTTACCGGCATTCACGACGGTAATGTCGGTGATCACGCCGAGGTTGTTAATCGTGGCAACCGCGGTCGCGCCTTTACCATTTCCGGCAGAAGGCTCTTCGGTTTCAGGATCGTAGTCGGTAATCGTGATGATCGGCTTGCCGTAGTTCGTGCCACCGCCGACAACGGTAATCTCGTCGATAGAGCTGTCGATGTCTAGAGCAATGGCGCCTTTAATCGGGCTGAAGTACCAAACATATTGAGAAACCAGGTTCAAGACGTTTCCGTAGAAGTTAGGCTCGTTATCGACGCCTTTGCTATCGATAGCCTTGCTTAGGAAAGCGTATTTTTCGAGAATAGCTCCTGGTACACCAGTGAATTTGCCCTTGGCGTCGATAATGACGATGTGAACTTCGTCATTAGAAGCGCCCAGGTTAGCGGCGTATGCGCTCGTTCCTGGTTGAACATAATCGAACTCGTCCTTGTACTCCCACTCTTCGAAGGTGTTGGAGTCGGCCATCGAAATACGGATGGAATCTCCAAGGACACCTGGGCAACGAGCGATGAATAGGTCGGTGGTTGTTCCTTGTTCTGCAGCAACCAAAACTTGGTATTGCTGTAGATTCTTAACTAATCTTCCCGAGCCATCGACGGAAGAGTTAAGAGCGGTCGTATCATCAACGACACGGACAACTCTTAGGTTATCGTTGTATGCTAGGAAGTTGGATGCGCTGAACCAATCAATGTAATTGGCATCATTCGGTTTTCCAAAAATCTTAGCAAGAGTATTTGCATCATTTATTAAAACGGTTTCGTCAACCGGACCCCAGACGAATTGACCTACGAAAGCACCACCCGAAGTACCGACGGTTGGCACGAAGTTGGTTAAGTCAATTTCTCTAATCTGAACTCCAGGGCTGAGCTGTTTTGCGTATGGCATAGCCTTCTCCTTGTTATTCGGTTTATAATCTATGGATTGTTTTCCATTTCCATATTCAAACAATTAAAATCTACACTAGGTTTGAATTCGTCATGATTATTATCTGTTTTGTATTTATTGAAAAAAATATTTACATTCTGGTAAGGCGAATTCGTAATCTTCGGTTCCATCCGAGAAGAACCCGAAAGCTGCCACTCTTTGATCCTCGTTCTTTTGACCGATCTCTTTCATGATTTCGTGGATACCGGGTTTAGATAGATCCTCGAAGAAGGTTTGAATGGATAGCCAACCGAAATGCACCAATGTCATAGAGATGTCGTCGGTCTTTCCCTTCTCCGCCTCATACGAGGTTCTGGTTTTAACGAACCACGACATCTCCTGTATGGTATTCCAATCAACGAGGATCAGCATGTTCTCCTCGAGAAGAGTTTTCAATGCCGAGCATCCCATGATTTTCGATTTCTTGTCCATCCTGACACCCAACCCGTGGATGCTATACTCGCTAAATTTTTCTTCGCCTTTGAATATCCTGGATGAAATCGTGTTCTCGTAATCGTATTCATAGAAGAGCGTATCCGCCACTATCTTCCCGACGGCGTTGTTCTCTACCTGAATATAGGCTTGATTGTATTTCGTGGCGATGTCGATAAGAACAGGAGTCAGAAGCCAGGGGCTCAGATCATTCCTCTTATAGACATAAACCTGTCGATAAGGTTTCTCCGTGATATCGATAACATTGATCACCGAGTAATCTCGACCTGCGCCTTCTCCGACATCTACGAAGCAAACATAGATGTTGCCGGGTTTGGGTTTTGCATAGAGGTTATTGTAATCGTCGGAGTAGATGGGTTCCATAAACACCATTCGCTCTAAACATTCTCCAGATACGAGCGTATTGCTGGATCCCAGGAATTCGCAATCGTGTTCCTGACGGAACTGCTTCTCCGATGTATTGCGTATCGTCTCTCTCTTCCACGCCTCATCTCTATGCGGGTGACGATTCCAGATATACTTGATCGGCTTGAAATCATTCTTGTTATTGACCGCATCGGTGTACAGCTTATAGAATAGGTTCATCCCGTTCGGAGTAGAGGTCACGATGATTTTGGTTTGAGTACCCGAGGTGATAACGGGATACGTCGAAGTGAAGAACTCGACATCGTTTAGAACGAAGGCGAACTCGTCGAGATAGACGCAGTTGATGGAGAAACCACGGATACTGGAGTTAGTCGTCGGACCCGCGAATATCTTGGACCCGTTGGAGAACTCCACGCTCCCTTTGTTCCACTCGACTACACCGGGTTTCAACCACCACGGTAGCAACTCGTACATCAGCTTCAATCGACCCAAGATCTCTCTACTCTTGGCTGCATTGTTAGCTAAGATGGCGATGAAATAGTCGTTGTTGAAGATAGCCTGATAGAGAAGAAACGCGCAGACAGTGATCGTCTTTCCCATCTGTCTGGATAAGGTGGCAATCGTGAAACGGTTTCCCTGAAACTCGCGTATCATCTCTTCCTGGAAGTCGTAAAGATCGAACAGAACCTTACCTTTATCAAGAGAGATGATGTAGACATAGTTGGCTAAAAAGTATTTGATATCTTGATAGCATTTGACGATCTCACTCACTTGCTCGGGGGTGAACTCTATCTGAACACCCTTCTTCTTCAGTTCGGTATTGCCTTTGTAATAAGGCTTATAGTCGATACTCATTTCACCAGAGATTTTCATCTAATCTGACTCCTAATCTGATCGATAAGAGAATCACTCGTTCCGATGAAGATGACATTGTTCACCGGTGGCTGATCGGGCTCGTTAGAATGACTCGATGTAGTCCTCGTCTCCGAATTCTTATCGGTTAGAGACAGAAGATCTTTGTTGACTTCGGCAAAGGTCTTTACCAAGGCGGAGAACGACTCAATCATTCTGGCGGAGGGGTTCGAGCGCACTTCACTGACAACGGTATCGACGACGCACTCCATATCTTTGAGAAGATTGAGAAGATTGTCTCTGACGGTGCCGTAATCCGTCTTTCGGTGCTCTACCAGTTGTTTGGTGAACTCGTCGTAGGTCGCCGGAACAGGCGACACAATTCTGGGCGCCCTTTCTAATTCTGTGGTTTCGACGCCGAATGCATTTGCAATTTGATCTGTCATGTCTTATACTACCTCTGCTCTAACTTTGGCTCTGATTATGTCGTTGTAACGGTAATCTAAATAGTCCTCTGCCACCACACTGAAAATTGCATCGGTATCGAGATTCAGGAATTCGTAGTATCCGGTTGTGGGGTCGCTGATAGTCTCTAAAATTGGAACAAAACTCCAATACTCAATCAAAACAATCTTTCTAGACATTGGGGTGCCTTCAGCATTAGTCACGGTTCCCCAGATTTTACCATTGCCCCAATACTGCGATGAAACTGGACAACGAGCATATGATTGGTCATCAAAGACAGATGCTGCTACTGGTAGACTGTAGGTGTATTGAGTAGCGTCGTCTTTTAGAAATCGTATCATAGAATTAGATGGTGAACCATCAAATATCGTCACTTCATCTAGTTGTCCGATAAAGTTTCCGAGGATAAGACTGTTACCCGAATCGACCAGCTTCTTTGCGTTGGTTTGAGTTTGTGGTG